GAACAAGGAATGGCATGACAAGATGAACGAGGGTTACTCGCTTCAAGCAAAGTGGCCATTAGAAGTTTTCCAGTTTGGGGCTAACCTGTTGGCGGCTATCAGCGGTGGGACTGGGTTTGCGCCTGGGCCTACAGCAAGTCAGAGTGCGCTAGGCGGGGCGTTTAGTGGAGCTGCTATCGGGGCTAGGGTAAGTGGAGGATCAGCGTTTGGTACGGGGGCTGGGGCGATTCTTGGAGGAATCGGCGGATACTTATTGGGGCGTTAATGCTTTGATCAAAATTTAAACATAGGGTGGTTATGTTAAAAGAACATGAAGACATTCAAGAAGCGTTAGCTCAGTGCTATTTAAGCACCAGGGCTACAGCCAAGATCATGTTTCCTGAAAGGTTTGATCTGCCATTCTCGTCGCTACATGAGGAGATTTTCAAGATCATCGACGATGACTCGATTCAACAGGCCGTTATAGCTGCGCCTCGAGGATTCGGGAAAACGTCGCTTTGTACCATAGCTCATCCTGCCAAGCGGATTTTGTTTCGGGAAAAACGCTTTATTGTTCCAATCAGTGCCACAGCTACAAGTGCAGTGATGCAGGGCGAGAACTTGAAGCGTGAGTTGATGACTAATCCGGTTATTAAGAGCTTGTTTGGACCGATGAAGAGCGAGAGCTTTTCTAAGGATCAGTGGATTACCTCGAGCGGTACAATGATAATGCCTCGAGGCGCAGGGCAGCAGGTTCGAGGGATTTTGTTTGAAGACTCACGGCCCGACCTAATCATCGCGGATGACTTGGAGAACGCAGAAAGCGTGCTTAACCAAGAGCTCCGAGCAAAGCTTAAGGACTGGTGGTTTTCGGATGTTTGTAACTCTATCAACCGGTCACGAAAGAATTGGAAGATCGTAGTTATTGGGACCGTGCTTCACGAAGATTCACTTTTGGTTAATCTACTTGAGGATCCTGACTGGCATAGCGTTCAATTGTCGATCTGTGATGACCAATACCACTCGAACTGGCCTGACTTTATTACAGACGAGGAAGTGGTCAAGCTTCGTGACTCTCACGAGCGGCGAGGACAGTTAGACCTTTTCTATCGTGAGTATCGAAACATCCCGGTGTCTACTGAGGACGCTACGTTCCAACCAAGCTATTTTCGTTACTACGACGAAAGCGATCTTGTTGATAAGAAAGATATCGAAAACGTTATAATGATTGACCCGGCCAAAACTGTGAAGCTTCACTCGGCGGAGAGCGCAATAGTAGGGGTGGGGATTGACAGATCGAGTGCACGACTTTACGTCCGAGATATTGTCAGCGCTAAGCTTCACCCAGACGAGCTTTACAATGAGGCATTCGGGATGGCCGCTAGGCTTAAGGCTATGGTAGTAGGGATCGAAGTGACGTCGCTCAACGAGTTCATCACTCAGCCAGTTAAAAACGAGATGTATCGAAGGGGTCAATTCTTTGAACTTGTCGAACTAAAAGCTCGGGGCAAGAAAGAAGACCGGATCGCAGCACTCGTCCCATTCTATCGTCAGGGGTACGTGTTTCATAATAGGAATTGCTGCGGCGGCTTGGAGGCACAGCTTATGGCGTTTCCCCGCTCGCGGCTCTGGGATATTATGGACGCGCTGGCTTATATAGTTGAGATGCTTGAGTTGGGCGAACGTTACTTCGAGCCGCCGGAACAAGAAGATCCAGAAGCCGAGTTTGCCGAGCTGGACTATGAACCGATTTTACCTATTTGGAGGTATGCGTGATGTGGGCTTTTTTGATACCTGCCTTGTTGGGCGCTGCTATAGGTGGGTTTAGTAGTGCTATGAATGATCGAGATCCATTGTTAGGTGCAGGGCTTGGCGGCTTGTTTGGGGCTGCGACTGGTGGGATCGGTCAGTGGTTAGCCCCTATATTTAGTGGGGCCGCTGGAGCTGCTGGGAGTGTTGGAGCTGAGGCGTTAGCACAAGGAACGGCAGCAGCTATGGCTGATCCATTAGTGGCAGGGCCTGAGATGGCCTTTGAGGGCGCGCTAGCCACACAGTTGCCTGCAGAGGTGGCGGCGGCTGAAACTGTGCCAGCGATTGAGATGGCTGGAGTTAATGCCTCCGGGATGGAGCCTTGGTGGGAGGTTCCGCAGTTTATGCAGTACGGTGGGGAGTGGGGCAGCCCATTAAACCAAGCCGAGTATATCTACGGCGGGCTTAAGGAAAATGTATGGCCAGGAATTAAAGCTGGACTACAAGCTAATGACTTTATTGGCGGACAGCAGCAACAGCAGGTTAATATGCCAAACTACGCAATGGCTTACTCAGGCGCGAGCCCTTCGTTCGGTCGAGATATCGGGATTGAGCTTGAACGATTAAAACCTTTATTAACAAATGAGATTTCGTCGGGCCTGACGCTTGGCGGGAGTTCGTTAGGAGATTACGATTATGGCTATGGATACAGGTAATAACAAGTTCGACTGGGGAGGGTTGATAGGTAACCTCGGGTCCGCAGATTGGTGGATGAAGCCCGGGACTGTAGGGCCAGATGTTCAGGCCGGACTTGGTGGAATGGCCAAGGCGGTGAATCCTCAGGGAATTACCGGCAATGTCGGAGAGATGTTTAAGAACTACGTCCAAGGTATTGGGGCTAGAGAGTCGTTCAACAAAAGGATGCAGCACTACGATAAGTTTTTAGAACTATTACCAATCTTGTTAGGGCAGAATAAAGCGAATCCTGAACAAAACTTATTAAAGATGATGGCCTCAGGTATGCAGGGAACTTACAATCCTTGGAATTCCGGATCTTGGATGGGCCGTAGCTCAGGTCCAACGATAGAGTAGGGAGGTAATAGTTATGTCTAGCGAGACTAATTCAAACACGACAGCTCCTCCTATCGACCTTGATAAAAGCATTGTCAGTATTATGAGAATGCTTCCGTGGCTTGTCAAAGATAAGGGTGTTAAGGCTTCTATAGGCAACGAAGGAGATTTGAGTATCAAGTACGCCCCACAAGTAGCTGATGTTATGAGCAAGGCCGGAGGTCCTCCTGGCCCAGCAATAGGAGAGGGAGTTATAGATCCACAGCTGATTGCTCAAATGGGCGGGCAGTTGATGCAGAACCAACAACAGCAGCAGCAATTTGCCGCTGGGATTCCAGATCTAGTATCTAGTTTGGCCTATCGTGGAGCGCTTACAAACCAAGCTGCCGGGTGGCCACAGCGACAGCAGATGGATATGCAGAAGGCTATTATGACGTTGGCAGGACAGATGGCTCGCCAGCAGATGCAGGGACAGCAGGATCAAGAGCTTAAGGCCGCGCCCGGATGGGAGTCTCCAACAGAAGTTGCCAAAGATAAAGCTTACACTGAGTATCTTGGCAGATTGCCTACACCTGCAAAGCAGACAGGAGGGATTACTCCTTATCAAGAGCAGCAGCTGATAAGAGGGTTTTCTAAGGACACCCAACTCATGAATGAGAAGGCTACCAAGAGTATAGGTATGTTCTTGAGTGATGAGATCAAGGATGATAATGCTGAGATTTTAGCTGATAGATTCTACAGAACATATCCTACTGCTACGAGTGCTCCGTTGGTTGTAGAAACACCAGGCACGTTGTGGGGCACTAATAAGGAACGTGTAGTGGTAGACCTTAGAGATAAAACTATCCTTGATGTTTCTAAGAAGGCTGATGAGTTGGGGATACCTCTTGAAGAGGCTTTGTTAAGAATTTATCAGTCTCAAATCGGAGAGTAAAATGACTGATTGGCTTGATGATGTTTTAGGTCCAGGCAGGCCTAAGCAAGACAAAGGTGACTGGCTTGATGCAGTGTTAGCTAAGCCTGTTGAGGTGCGTGAGAGCACAGGCCTAAGGGACTTTGGAATGGAAACACTGGGCGGAGCCCAGGCACTTGGAGACGTGGCTACAGGTATGCTGAGCTATTTGCCAGTTAAAGCGCTTAGTGGTATGATAGGCCCGTTCACTGAGGAAGGCTCGCCAGGAGTTGAGCAGTTTTTGCATGAGATATTTTCAACTCCACAGCCAGAACCAGGCACACCGGAGGCTCGTGGATACGAAACTATTATGGGACCGGTCGAGAAGGGGATGAATATATTGTTCTGGCCGGCCGAGAAAGCCCAGGAGTTTGTCACTGAGAAAACCGGGGACGAGAATCTCGGGTGGGTAGCTGGGCTTTTAGGCGAGCTTTTCCCGATGGTGTTAGCAGGAGCGGCTGGAGCCAAAGCCAAAGCCAAAGTTTTGAGGGCGAGAAAAGCTGCCGAAGATTTGATTTGGCAAGAAACATTAAAGCGCGAACAAGGTCGAGACGCAGCACCGAAAGATCCAAAGATTACAACTAAGCAGCTTGACTTGTTGAAAGAAGTAACTTCGGAGGTAGCCAAGAAAGACCTGAAGGTAAAACAAGCAGTGGATTACTTGGAAACCACTGTAACAGGTGAGCTTCCACGGACGGTAGGTGAGGGTCGCCCCACTGGGCCACGAGCACTGGAAGAACTTTTGCCGGAAAGTGTTAAGCGAGACCTTGGCAAACAAGGACAGGTAAACGTAAGCGAGCAGTTAGGTAAGGAAGTTGTAGGACCAGAGCCAGTAGTAGAGCCTGCGCCCACGCTACGTTCAAAAATTAAACAAAGCCCACAACCTGTGGAACTTGTTCAACGCCCTGCGATTCCAGCGCAGGTCCCGAGACCTACAAAGCCTAGCGATATTCCCAACGTAGCTAAGCCAGAGATGGTTGAACAGGCCAAGCCTGAACCGCTACATTCAAAAATTAAACAAAGCGATAAACCTGTCGAAGCTAAGCGGCCCGAGCCGTTAGAGATTAGTCCAGAAGCTAACAAGTGGAAAGTCAAAGTAGCACGAGAAGAGGCTGAGGTTAGCGAGATTCCTAAGCAATACAAGAAAGAAATCCAAAATCAACTTACACGTCAGCTTGAGATCGAGCGGTTCGATCGGGCGAGAGAGGCCGAGTCAAGAACTCGGTTAGTCGAAGATCCACAGGAGCAATCGTTAGCTATCGAGCGTTCGCCAGAATATATGGCTGAGTTTGAGAACAGGCTAAGACAAGCATCGAAAGGTAATGATCTTGAAAAGATCTACAAAAACGTCAACGAGATTTATAACGAGGTAGCGGCGGAGGTAAAACCAGGCCAGGTCGATCGGGCGCTTGATATGGTCCAGCAGGTTCGGGACTCTGTGATGCAGGCCCGCAGGGTTCAGAGGCTTAGCAAAGAAGCCAAGGTGGAGCGCAAGCCCAAGCAATACACCGCTGAAGAACTTAAGGATATTATAGCTGAGCGTCGGGCGCTGGCCAAAGAAGAACGTTTGGCGATGCTTAAGGACAGCAAAAAGCGCAGAGTTTTAAGAGCCATTGCCGAAGATATCGACATGAAGCTACGCAACCAAGAAGGCTCAGTCGAGATCAGTATGAGGCCTGAAGTTCGGCAGGCGATGGAAGCGGCTATTAGAGAGTGCCGGCGATTAAAGATTTCGTATGATGAGTTTATAAAGCGCTATGGCTTAGACGAGCGGGTCAAGCTTGTGATGCAGAACATGGCAAAGGAGATGGAACGAGACAAGAAGCTTATTGCCGAAGCTAATGTTCCAAGTCCTGAGACGATAGTTAAACAAAAGAAGGCCGGGCTAGACTTGGACAGGACTAGATTGTTTCGGCCAGCAGTTTTTCAATACGAGCTAGAGAACCTACGCAAGTTAAATGAGTTACCTAAGCGTGTTACTGGACGCCGGATTGAGAATCCGATTTATACCTTTGAAGAGGCCGGGCCGATAGCTCAGGAGATGATCAGGCAGCCTGTTAAGGACGCTGAGGGATTTGCAGCGCGAGAGTATAGGAAGATCCGTAAGGAGTGGAAGGAGTTTCGTAAAAAGCTCTCACGCAAAGACGTTCGGGACATAGGTACTTGGATGCATCAGAACCAGCGAGAGGGATTGAAAGCGTTAGCTTTTGCCAAGCGCGAGCCGCTGCCGATGGAGTTGAAGTATTATAATCCTAAAGCGTTCGAAGCTTACGAGTGGATGAGGTTACGATTTGATGAGTTTTATAACCGGGTAAACGAAGCAAGGATCAAAAGCGGTGAAAAACGAATGAGGAGAGTGGAGAACTATTTTCTCCGCTCGGCAGATATCAACTCGTTGATCGAGGCAGGTATAGATCCGTTTTTTGAGAAGGCCTCCAATCTGGACAACGTGATAGCTCAGCACAAAAACAGAATGACATTTCAAAGTGCTAAGAGTCGTGGAGAAGTTAAGACAGCGCTTGAGATGGACCCCTTTCGATTGTTTGACCGGTACGCAAAGAACGCCCTGAACTATATCTACAAAGGGCCAGAGCTGGCCAAGATCAGTGAGCTTTTGGGAGATTTCAGAATCCCAGCGGTCACGAAAAAGGGCAAGCCCTACATGAGATATTGGGAGCTCAGACTTGACAAGCCGAGGTTAGCGGAGTTCTTAAAAGAATGGCGTGACGCGCAGACAGGACTTATTCCTGAGTCGAAAACCATAGCTCCCGGGTTATGGAAGTGGATTAACTGGATCAAAAGTAATTTAGTTTATTCGATCTTGTCATGTAATGTTAGATCATCGTTGGTACAACCGGCGGCGTTAACTAACACGTTTGCTACGCTTGGTACGAAGAACACAATCCAGGGAATTCACGATCTTATAGCTTCGTCGAAAAAAGGTAACGGCAAGTGGGAGTTCATGATGGAGCACTCGAACGAGATGCCAGGCAGGTTCGGCCAGTTCGATGTTACCACAGCGGAGGTAGGAACTATACCATTTAAACGAAGAACGATTCGCAGGCTTGAGGCGGCTAAGCAAACTGTAGGCCAAGCAGGGATGATGCCGTTGCAAGCCCTTGATATGATGAGTGCAGCAGCTACGTGGTTTGGGGCTTATAGAGTAGGAATGAAGCAGTTCAAGGACGTTAAGAAAGCCTCACGCTACGCAGACGACATAGTCGTGAAGACTCAAATGTCGTCAAGGTCTAGCGAGATTAGTCCACTCCAGCGAACACCTGGAGGCAAGCTGCTTACGTTGTTTCAGACCTTCGCGATTGGAAACTGGAATTTTTTAGCTAAGGAAGTTTTAGGATACAAGAATCCGGAGATCAAGACCTCGAAAAGAATTGGCCGTATTACTCGTTTTTTGATAGGAATGGCATTGTTAGATGCTGCGTATCACTATGCAGGGCTGGACGCTCCGCTGCCTGACCCAGTTACAGCAATTAGAGATGCGCTTGAGGCGGGAGAAGAACCGGCGCGAGCGATTTACGAGGGAGTTAAAGAGTTCGGTGAGCTCGTGCCTATCGTTGGAAGCACGGTCAAATACGGCTCTGCAATGGGTGGGCCGATTTTTGACCTAGTTCAGCGAGCGATTAAGTTTGACGATAACCCTACAGCTGCGCTGGACGCTACATCAAAATTGCTTGGAATGCCCGGATACTCTCAGCTTCGTAAGAGTGGCCGGGCAATCAGCGAAGAGCGTGGGCCGTTAGATATAATTACCGGTGGGAGATCGAAGCCGAGGAGCAAAGACGAGAAAAAGAATCCGTTTGCAGGAAAGACTTATGGTAAAAGTATTTTTAATTAACTATCTTTGGAAACATAAGTCAAGATTTGTTCCTTTCCTTTAATTGTTACCTTAACATACCTCATCATTTCCAGAGATTCTATTATCTTTGTCAAGGTAAACTTGTCAATATCGTAGTAGAATCTCTGGAGTAGTTCCCTAACAGAAGTTTGTTTTCGGATAGCTATTTCCGCCATGATCTTATTCATTCCATCCGCGTAAGCTAGCTTACCCACACCAGAAAAAGCGTAGGTCATTTTCTTCTCTGTGGCCTCGAGAACCGCTATAGCACGTTCGAGATCTTCGTGCGTCATAAGCATAGAATCAGTGCGCGAGGCGTTTAGGATAACGCTTAGTTTTAGTGCGTGCATAGCTCGACGTTCGAGGTAGCCGCTAAAACGGTCGTCACGAAAAGGAGGGTTTTCGTCTTGAGTCTCGTACCACGGGACCCAGACCTCAATAAAAGTTTCGTCTGCTGCGAACTCGCCTTGCATATAAGAGATCCGTTCGAGGTCTCGCACGAGTTTCTCGCGAAGGTCGTGATCCGACGGAGTGAGCCACGGCAAAGCCACGACCTTTCCCCGCTTGTGCTCGAACACGAAGATCATCCGCGATGTTAGCCCACCGCCGATAGCTTCGTGAGACATCGACGTCTCGATCAGCGAGGGAGTTGTAGCCCCAATCAAGTTGACCCATACTCCGTGGATCTCGTCCGTTCCTTGAGTTTTGGTACGATAGGTCCAGGTCTTGCGACAGTCGTACCAGTCAGTTAAGTCACTCATCAACTGGTGGTTTTGATAGCCGAGAAACACAGTGAGCTCTTGAGAGAATATCGTGAGTGAGCTGTGGAACTCTATCGCTCCAGTTTCTGGATTAGGGATTGAGTTGGTAGCTTGGGAAAGCTCACGAATCAACGACTCACGTGTGGTAGCTTCGGCCGTCATCTTGATTCCGATTTCCCGAAGCATGTCGTGACCAGGGCCCATTGCCGTTCCCTTGCGAGCCCCGCTCGGAGCCACCAGAACAATGTACATATTAGGGTAGAAGGTTAATGAGCCCCACGGCAGTGAACACTTCCGCCGTAGGGCCGCAGCAATACACGAGATAGCAGTCCACAACCTAAACATTTCAGCAGGTTCGGAGTTGGAAGTGAACTGCAAGAATCCAGTAATCCAATCAGGCAGTTCACGTTGAGACATTTTCACGCCCTTTGTTTAAAATTTGATCATAGGTTCGTTCAAGCTGTTTAGCTAAAATCTGTCTATCTCCTGGCCAGTTTTTGTGTGAGAATTCAACAACCTCACCCATGTTCAGACCCATCGACAAGTCAGCCGGCACGACGAACTCTCGTTCGCGCCAGCGAAGAGGAGTTTCCAACGAGCGCTTGACGGCGTCCAGGATTATAGCATGTTCGAGCCATGGTAGCGACAACGGGACTTGAAACCCCACTGAGTCGTGAACTTGGGTTAACAAGTCGACCGAACCGAAGATTTTTTGGTTATAGTAGATATATAATAACCCGTACTCGTTAATCACGTCTCCACACGTGGATTGAGGGATGCACGAGTAAGCTTCCTTGAAAAGCTTGTCACCCCAGTGGTCTAAGAAACGTACCTTACGGCCCATCAAGTTGGTGAGCGTACGGTTTTCAGCGAGCTGACGCCGGACGTGAGCGTGAAACTCGTTACGCACTCCAGGGTACGCTGAGTGATACCGCTCGATTATAGCCCTGGCTTCGTTCTCAGGCATTTCGTAGTAAAGCGCAAAAGTTTTGTAACCAAGGTCATAGTTCAAACCGTGGTTGGCTTTCTTGCCCCAGAAGCGTTCGGAGTGAGTGCCATCGCCCAGTGGACAGGTTCCGTCCTCACGTGTCACCTCGGAGATTGGTTTGCCGAAGATCAACGAGGCAGTTAGCGAGTGTACGTCTTGACCAGTTTCAAAAGCTTCAATCATTTGAGTAACGTTACCAACGTAGGCGACGATCCGATTCTCGAATTGAGACAGGTCGAAAGAGTAGTACACGTATCCCTCATCAGGAAGCAAGTAACGAAGCATCGAATGAGGCCAGTTTTGTAAGTTCATGCCTGTTCCAAAAATGTTTTTAGACGAACTAAGTCTGCTATAGCGTGTTCCAACAGGGTTATACGAGCATCTAATTCTTCCGTCCGGGTCGATGTGGGAGACGTCGAGGTAGTTTGAGCGCTGCTTATTAAGTCGTCGAAAGTCTTGGATGATTCTGGCTTCAGCAAAACCTCGTCGAGCAAGGCGTTTAAGCGCGTTATCATCAACAGTAGGACGGCCTCCTTTTCTGTACGGGTTAATTCCTTTAGTGATGTAGAAATAATCTCTAAGCTGTTTCGGACTATTTGGGTTAAGCGACTGCTTTGCGACATTGTTCAGTTCCTCCTGTAGTTCTGCCATTTTAGTTTCCGCATCGTCGTAAGCTTTTTTCATTGCTTCAACGTCCGCACGGATACCAAGCTCGGACATAAAAGCCAGCGGTTCAATCAAGCGTCGTTGGCGGTCGTAAGTTTTTGAGTTGTCCATCGCACGAAGCTCGGCCATTTGCTTAGGCCAAGCAATAGCACAAGCGATCGAGTCACGAGCGTTATACTCCCACAAAGTATTCCACCTGCCACCGACCTTGAACCATTGCTTGCCTTCGTCCTTGTAGTAAGGCATGTCGGTCCACATAGAGGTGATAAAGTCGAGACCTTTGGGGTAGTCCGGCGCGATGATCTGTTGGGCCACCATAGTGTCGTGCAAGTTACACGAGTGGATTCCATAGCGACGAAGCAGAAATCCTGCGTCAAAGATCACGTTCTGGCCGCACTTTTTGATCGAGGGGTTTTCTAAGATCGAAGCTATTTTTACCATCAGTTCTGACTCCTGCTCCAGGGTGAAGTAGTCACCTGAGGCATTCACGAACGGTATGCAGATAGCTTCGTCCGGGCGGAAAGAAAAAGAGATACACGAGAGTTCCATGTTGTGGATCTCGATATCGAAATAGATCATCTCGCCTGCTAGCCCGTGCTCACGGACTTCAGCCAAGTAGCCCATTGATTCGTAGAACGTCGGTCCAATCAGGTAGCGACGTTCGGCCTTAACGATTTCTGGGGTTGAGCTTTGCTCTCGTACTCGTGTCAGGTCGTGGATTAAAAGGTGTTTGTTTAAGTAAACGAATTTAGGGGGGATAATAGTAGCTGGGTGGATTACTGGGATTATCTTAAGATCAGGCACGAGTGTAGACTCAATGATTGAGCCTCGCCATTTAGTTATGCCAGTTCGAGAAGTTATCGCATAAAGAGCCACATTTCCGACTGCCACCACGACGTTAGGTCGAAGCTTTTCCAGCTCTCGCGCCAGTTCTTCAATATAACGCTGACCAGCAGAGTAAACCGCAGTTTTCTTGCCGGCAACGTTGAGGTAGTTACCTATTGGCGCGTCGTAGTCTTTTATTACGTTAGTAAAATAACACTCCGATCGGATTATTTGAGCTGCCTCCAGGCAATCGTTTAGTTCTCGGCCAGCCGGACCGACGAAGGGCTTTCGCTGGATCACCTCCTGTTTTCCCGGCTGCTCACCCACGAGGGCGATCTTGGCGTCAGGCGGGCCGGAGGGAGGTACGTAGGAGTGAGGCTTAGTCATCAGTCTCAACCTCCCTTCCTAACGGCAACCCGCACGACAGGCAGATAAACTGCTGCTGCATCACTTGGCCAGGCCGCCCATTCGGGCTTTGAATTGCATTTACCTCACGAGCCATATAAACGGCACGATAATAAGGACACCCGCAGGCATTACAGGGCTTTATTGGTAGAGTGTCGATGTTCAAGTCCATTCTGGGCTGAGGTTGCTTGTTGATCATAGTTCGAGTCCTCCAATTCCAAGGGTTCAAGGTCTTCCCCACAGAGCTCACAAACATAGTTTGTGCATCGCGGGCATGAGTTCCAGTGATTACATATTGGGCAGCGCATTTCAGGCCCCCTTAAACGTAGGTGGTTATATCGAGGTTAGCATATCTGATTAAATAAGGCGATAGTTGATCGTAATAATCAAGTGATCGACAAATTACCCTTACGATTCCGGAGTTAATTATTAAGGCCAAGCAGTTTTTGCAGGGGACTTGGCAGGTAACGTACATTGTAGCTCCACGGACGCTCGTTCCAAGACGGGCCGCCGAGGTTATTGCGTTGGCCTCGGCATGAGCCGCTGGGCAAAGGTCGAGCAGGTCTGATGATTTGTAGCCCAGCGCACGCCGCGGACAAACGTTTTCACGGTCGAGTGGGCTAGGAGGCGGATCGATAGTTCGACTGACGTAGCGATCCAAAAGATCATCGTGACCATAGCGCTCGTCGCAACGAGGGATTCCGCGAGGCGGTCCGTTGTAGCCGGTCGAAACAATTACCTTGTCAAGCACAATCAGAGCGCCGATTTTGACACTCAAGCATTGAGAGTTCGACGCCACAACGTTAGCCATGTGCCAGTAATAACGATGCCAGCGATTTTTAGGTACTTCGTTTTTCATAGTCTTTTCTCCTTTAATATTTCCCGTGCCCGATCCATCCGCTTAGCTTGAGCATCAGCTAGGCCTTTGTAAAGAGCTATCTCGCTTTCGAGATCTTCGCGAGTCGAGCAGGAAAGAATACCCATAATTACGGAGGCTATGGTTATTCCGATAACAAAACCGGAACCAAAAGCTATCCAAAAGTTCATCTTTGAACCTCCTTTGATCAAAAAATGAACACAGTTTCAAACGTCGCTCTGCGAAACCTTGAGCGTAAACGAGTCTTTGTATTGTTGAGACAGATCGTAGCCTACTGGCACCATTCCAAGTCGTGAAGCTGCCAGCAATGTTACGCCAGAGCCGGCGAAAGGCACTAACACACGAGAGCTAGGATAAGCGAAGGTCGTTAGAAGCTCCTCCATCAACCCAAGTGGGCGTTCCGTCGGATGAGATTTTTGCTGAGCCGGGACCTGAGAATGAGCAAAGACATTCGATGCTCCTGGTTGGGCTAACGTCGGACGGCCCTTCCACGCATAGAAAAACATCTCGTAAGCGTTAGCCAGGCGGTGGTTAGGGTTCATGGTTTGAGAAGTAGACTTAACCCACAGGCCACACAAGCGAGACGTCTGAAAGCCGCAATCCACGAGTGCGTTGTGTATAATCTCGAACCAAGGCTCCGGAGCAAACCACAGTAAGAGCCACGAGTTCTCAGCCATCACACGATAGCAGGAGGTTAAAACTTCATGAATAAATTCAGGGTAGTTCTTGGCGTCGGCTTCATTGTAGCCCTCAGTTGAATAAGCATAGCGGGAGATGCCGTCTTTTTTCTTCATCTTGCCGAGGTCAATACCGTAGGGAGGATCGATCTCTACCAAGTTAAACAATCCATCACCAAGCTTTTTTGAGCCCTCCAAGAAGTCCATTACAAAATAGGAGTCAATCAGCTTCTTCCGTCGTGCGTCAAGCGAGTTAGCTGAACCATTTTCTGTTTTGAGTGCTCCAAGCGCGGTAGCACGTTTGGCCAGCTCCGCACGGATCATAGTTTCCTCGGCGCGAGCCAACAACTTCATAGCGTCGTGCTTGTTTTTGCACTGGTCCCATTCGAGGTCAGGCATTTGCTCCACAGCGTCGGCTAGCTTAACATCCATCGAGATACCACCGATAGACTTTCCAAGTAACTTGGCCGTGTCTCTCATCGACCAGCCAGTAGCATCAGGAGCTGTCGAGAGTTTCTGTCCGTGGATTTCAGTTTGAAGTTTGTGAATTTCTCGTTGGAGATTCACCTGTTCGATCCACTCAAGGTCTTTCCGCTGGATGTTTTCCTCAAGTTCAATCGAACGAAGCTCGAGTTCTGTTAGCGCTCGGTCGTAGACACGAACTGGTAGCTCTGTGAGTCCAGCCAGTCTACAAGCTTCGTACCTTCGCCCGCCAGCAAGAAGGTCGAAAACTTCCTTCCCCGAATCGTCAGTTCGATGCGACACGGCGAGTGGAGTGATAAGTCCCTTAGTTCGGATACTTTCCGCGAGCTTTTCGACGTCTCCATAGTCCTCCCTGAAGCGTTTTCCAACAGTTATTGAGTCGATAGATAAAATAGCCACCTTCATGACATTTCCTCCAGTTCTTTGATCAAGTCCGCCAAGGCATCAGGCGACAAGGAGTTGATGAGTTGTTCGGGAGTTTTAGCGCTCGAAGCTTTCTTTTTGGCTTTCTTCGGGCGATCATCTACACGACGAGAGGACCGAAGCTCCCTGATTCGTTCCATTAGTTCGTCGTTAGACATTTGAGAAATTGAGCTTTTTAGCTCATCTATCACGGTCATCGTTAGAACCCTCCGTTTCGTTAAGTTTCACGTCAGCCCACTGGTCGAGGCATATTGCACGCGCTAGAATGGCGGCCAAGAAGTTCTGGCCATAGCGCTTACCAAGCTTGATCACATCATCGACCAAGACAGAAAATAGTTGGTTTTTTAGCCCCCAGGGAATGAGCTTACGCAAATCGTTAGCTTGTTGCTCGGTGAGTTCTATAGACAACCTCGGTCGGTATTCAGGCATGAGGTAGTCCTCCAAGGCGGAGCCATTGAAGGCCCCGCCAGAGAAAGGTTAACGGTTGAGTGCTACTTGGGGACTATGAACTTTTTCACGAAGTTCTGCTCTCCCCACTGGTCGGTCTCTTCAAGCCCCAAAATAGCCCAGCCCTCACGACCGATAAGATCGTCAGGAGCTTCGGTTGACGAGAGATCCAACTCGAACGCGTCGGCGAAGAGCTTCAGTGCCCACTTAGCGTTGTTCATCTGCTTGTCGTTCAGCCCGTCGTGAGGCATACGAAGGAACTTGGTGAACTCCTTGGCAGTCGGCTCACCCACGACCTCGAAGCGCGGCAGCAGATAAGGAGCGCCGTTTTTATCGACTGACTGATCGCATGAGGTGATTCGGATTTTGTACTCTTGGTCACCGGCCATAGCGGTGGGTTCAACAGCGTCATTTATGTCATAGTCAAGAAAGCCCATTTTTTAATCTCCTTTTAAAATAGTTCTTTGTCTTCATTTGAGTAACCTACCTTCGCCAGTATAGCTTTTATATCAGGTTTTTCGTAAGTGTCGAGTTCACCTCCTTTCCCTAAGCGCGAACGAGCCTGATACATCCCCGTAGCGCGTGTCAAGAGCTGATATTCGATACCTTTGGAAGTCTCCTTCGTCAGGGCACAATAGATTTCGTCGAACAACAGCGGGACACGTCGAGATAGCTTGCCTGTGATCATCAAGCCGACGAACATTCGGCCGGAGGCCTCGTCTTTCGTAACGTCGTCGTGGCCGATAAGTACGCAATCACAAGGGAGCGAAACGAAGTCCCTCATTGCATTCTCGAGCATCATCATCTGCGGAAGCCAGTCGTTTTGTTGAGGAGTTCCGCCCGCCCGGCCAGCTTTTTTCAGCACGGCGTTCATCGCAGTTTGAGCCCATGTAGTTACGCTGTCGATAGCATAAGTTCCAATCGAGTCAAAAAACCCGCCAGTTTTCAGCCTGTGGTACTCGTTGTCCCAAAGTTGAAATTTGTCAGGCCGACGAGGGTCCTCGTTTTCGTAACGAGTGTCTACAAGGACGGTTCCTTGTTCTATCTCGTCGCGAAGAACTTTGGTTCCGCCTGGGTCGAATGAGTGAACGAGGGCTGGCTTGCGACAGGTGCGGAGCAAGCTCGTTTTTCCGGTTCCAAGCCCACCATAGACTATGGCATTGAACGACGTGCGGCGAGGGTCGTCGGAGTACATTTTACGAAGCTTTTCAGCTTCAGCTTTGATGTCAAGAGGCATTTTTTAGGTTCCTTTCTTTAGCCCAATCAACTCCGTGTTTAATGCCGTGAGCGAGAGCGGTGGTGTAGTGAAAACCTACGTTTTCCAGATACTCAGCCTTGGAGTAAGACATATCTTCTGGAATGTCATGCTCTAAAAGCGCCCGAACGTATTCCCAATGCCGATTGGCCAAGTTAATTGCGGCAGACGGTTTCATAGACATCCTCCCGAGTTGTGTCTTCAGTATCGACACTTACAATGGAATAAGCAGCCATCATAAGCATTCCAAGAGCTTCAGGCAAGGTCACATTTTCGAAGTTAGTCTCCACGTTCACGCTATCACCTTGCTCCGTTAGCTCAATTACTACCTTTTTCATCGTTCGCTCCTTTGTTTAAAATTTGATCATAGTTTGGGAGGGATGTCCGGTCCCTCACGGTCACTCATTGTTAAGAAGCAGACCATCGTCAACAAGCCGACCAGCCGGCAATCCATCAGGCATCACCTCCTTTCGTACCCCTCCACACTCCGGGCACTTCATGTATTTGATCGGGGCCACGATAAGCGGCGTTTTCCGTGAGCCACATTCGCAGGGCGGTGGTTCGTATTTCTCTTTCTTCTTGATAAACCAGCATGTTGTTCCGTCATCCATTCGTTGCTCAACTTGAACCGCATCTTCAGGCTCAAATCCATATTTTGCAACAAATGCCCGAAGAATTTCTTCTCTCTGGGAGAGAATCGACTCTATCTGATTACGAACGTACTGGTTGAATAACTTATTTGAAATCTTTTCCACATGCCCACACGTGTCAATGAAAATTCTATTTTCCACTGCAACAGATTCAAGCGGACACCATTCGGGGATGTCCATGTCCATTGCATCCCCGACCGTTTTATTTGTTGCCAGGCATAAGTTGGTGGATTCACGGTAGTTTGTACATGTATAACACCGCGTGACTTTTAGCATTTTCATTCTATCACCTCCTTTTCAAGAAGTCCACGTACCAAATCCAGTCGAAGTTCATAGTCTCTCCTTTAAAAAAAAGTCCCCGCAGGCCGGACTCCCCTACCCGGCAACCCGTCTGGCTTGTTCACACCATAACTGCCCCAACGCATTAAGCGCCGCTGCGGGGGTTAAAATTATAATGCATACTTCAATGGTCCACCGCGAACCGCCCGAACGCAATAGGCATTAGACTTATAGTCGTCGTGGAGGTAGCCGTAGTAGAAATCGACGAACCAGGCGTTGTACGTATAGTCGGCATAGGTAGTAGACGACCAATAATAGGACGACAGCATACCCGGTAATTTAGTTGCCGGTTTGTATTTGGTATAATCTACTATGCTTAATAGTTCCTCGATGTTCGGTAGCCTCCAACCACCATCGGACGTGAGATGCTCCTCAAGGGTTGGTAATCTACAGTCATTATCGAGTGATTCGGGAAAGTGAAGTGCCTCGTTCCATGAAAAATGTCCAAAGTTTTCAAGTGACCATTCCAATCCTGTTTTGGTGTCGTAGTAGCAGTCCTCTCGTTTTTCAAATCGCATTGTTCTTCTCCTTTCAAAAGGTTCCCACTACACCGCTGCGGGTTATTGGGAAGCTATCCATGTTTAAGAGCACAAATAGTACTGGCTATATTCGCTGCTGCCTGAGTGTACTTTAATGCATCATCAGCCTTAATATTATTTGTAATTTTGTTCATAAGGATTTCAATCGCCTTTACCAATTTGTCTTTAGCATTCTCTGCCATAATATTTTACCTCCAATGTTAAGAATCGATTTAATCGTCTTATCTTATATTTTCCAAATAGAAAGTCTCTGAAGCGTGTTTGTCACCGTTCATGTCCATAATTAACTTAACTTCCATTATGTGACTTATTTGCAGTTTACCACAAACGTCGATTCGCAAAAGCCCAGTCTCAACATCAATATCATATATCGGCCACTTACTTCCCCCATAAAAATGAGCCATGAATGGTTGCGGTAAGCTGTTAATATACTCAATACATAGTAAGTCTGACATAAAAGTTTTCCTTTCAAAAGCCCCCGCAGGCCGGATTCCCCACCCGGCATACCTCGTTTCGGTTCCTGGCAGGTTTGGTTTACTTTGTTAAGTCCATTCTGTGCGTCGCTTCACGCTCCGAAGGATCCCAAAAATCGTACTTGAAGCCGGCCGGAATCTCGTCAAGGTGTTGCAACGGGTTCGGCCACGCCAGACAAAAATCATGATAAGGGCAGCCAAAGTACTTCGTACACACACCAGGTTGTTGAGGGAAAGCCATCAAAACGGGATCATCGGCCGAGCAGTGGCCAGTTAACGATTCGAACTGCCACGCGATCTGGTCAGCCCACCAGTTAACATTCCAAAGCCACTGTTGCATTTGAGATAAAGTTTTGCGGATAGGGATGCGAGAGAAGTCAATTTTGGTCTTTTGAAAAAACGTCCCGTTGATCTTAACTCCCCACACATCGTTAGATGGATACAAACAGTGCATCACGTGAGTGTAGGTACCAACCTGCGGTGACAACGGCCACTGGTCAGTCCAGAAGCGAGACAAACGAGAACCAGTTTTGTGTTCAAGCGAGAAGTAACGACCCTGAGTGTCACGACAGATCGAGTCGAGACGAAAGTGCAAGACTTGAACCTCGTTCACTGGTACCGTTCCGGCAGCCTCAGTGTAGAGCACCTCGAAGTCACGCAGGTCAGACAAGTACCGCTCAGCGTAAAGCGACAGAGCTTTTAGAGCGTTTCGGGGAGTTTTAGGGTCGTAAAGCTCATCTGATGACTCAGGGAAGTGGTCACGATAGTGAGCTAAGAACTTGTCGAACGCTCCGATTACGCACTCGTCGGAGTAACCATTCAAGAGCAAGTACTCCATGGCGTCATGCCATGCTGTGCCGAACTCCAAGTGATTGTTCGGCGCGTCGGAACGCCAACCCAAGACGTACTCCCAAAAGTACCGTCGAGGGCAGTCCATAAAAGTAGTCCACTTGGAAGAGTCCAAGATTTTCCAAGTGGGGTGTTCACTAAGTTCGGTCATTTAAGATCTCCTTGTATGTCCGTGCGGCTTGACGGTAACGGCCGCCGTGAAAGTTCACGCCACAAAACGGGCAATAGTTCCACTCCGGTTCCGGAGGAGGGCAGAACGAGTGTTCGTAGAGCGATGTTACTGCCCCGACCACCCATTGGGAAACTCCCAAGCGCTCAGAGATAGAGGTTTGGGAGAGTCCGTCCTCGAAAAGCCGAAGAATTTTTTGGACCTTTTCTTGTGGTAAGCGTCTCAACGCAAGAAACTCCTCCGACCGCCAAGCTTAGCACGAGCAGCGTAGTAGGCCGATCGCGCGCTTGCCGATGACCGTTCACCGTTTTTGAACTCATCCCAAAGATCGTCAGCGTAGGCCTTGAGTTCGTCCTCACGATTGCGGCCTTCAGCTTCGAGTTCCGCTTCGTAGTCGAGGTAATCTTCTGGGTTTAAGTGTCCCTCAAGCATTTTATTCCTCCTCCGCGTCGCAAAATTCAGATGTTCCGCAATCCATACAAACCATTTCACACTCGCCTTTAAGGTCGTAGTTATAATCTCTATATGTTCTGCAGAAGGTAGAACCACACTTTTTGCACGTTACTACAAAGTTGTCAAATTCACTATCATATCTTGGCATTTTCAAAGTCCTCCTCAATCAAACCAATATCAACATAGCCAGGACCGTTATAAGCGCACTCGATATTTAAGGCTTTGTCAAAAGAGTGTGGGCCAGTCACGCGGTCAATGTTTATAGCACAATCCTCATTTGGATCATAGCTGTAATAGACTACTGCCCATTTTTCTCTATCTGGCATTTTAAAGCCCTCCTTTCACTATCTCAACAAACACAGGAAAGCGCGGCACACCCTTTCCCGGAGTTATGTGCTGGTACTGAACATAACAAAGGTGGTCGCCGTTGACGAACTCGTGCTTGCGCTCCCAGAGCGATCGACGGAGCGCCGCGGTCAGACCGCTCCCGACGTTGAACCTTGTGCCGTCGTCACCGGAACAGATCAGGGCTCCGAGAGTGCCCTTGGGCTCGCCGTCTTTGGAGATTTCTTCCTGAACTCCCACAATTTGATACCAGTCGCTTTTCTTAGGTTTGAACTTCATAACTCCCGTTGAGCGCTTCCGGACGTAAAGAGCTTCGACGTTTCGCACTATGATTCCCTCGTACCCTTTGCTCAAAAATTGATCATAGCACGCCATTACGTCCTTGAGGGATTCGGCCAAAAGTGTTTCCACATACACTAATGGCTTCGTGAGCCAATGTTGGCGGTGGTGTAAGTACATCGTCCGCTCGTGTTGCGGGATTTCTTCGGAGACGATGTCGAAGATGTGAAACTCGATCTCTTCGTGGTTAGGGTGAATGTTTTGCGTCCGACCGACGCGGGAGTGAATCTCGTGAAAGGGCATAGTGTGTCGGTAGAGTTCACCGTCAAACTCGTCCGTGGTGCGAGTTTCGTTCCACAAGTTGTTCAACGCTTGGTTAATGTGCGGAACAGACTTGATCTCGTTGTTCTCAGAGCTTAAAAGCACATAACCAAGGTTGTTGTCGCCTGAGAACACCGCTCGGCAACGCTCGCCGTCTAGCTTGGGCTGGACCACGTAAGGAGGAGTCCACTTTTCCAATCGCTTTTCCTCGAACGGATAACAAAGTTGAATACCGCTACGCTTCGTCATTACCGCTCCTCCATCAAGTCGTCGGCAGAAACATCGTCTGGAGTTTTGAACTGAACTCTGTATCGAAGTTCGCAAAGGTCTTGCCATTGGTCAGAGTCCAACGATACGCTTAGTTCATCTCCACCATACTTGATTGACAAGCCTACTGTTCCCCCGAACTCCGTTATTTGGAGCCGGCCCCGTTCCGTGTCTAAGATATAAGCTTTTCGCATAACTCAATTCTCCTTTTTGTTGTGGGTTTACAAGCACCAAAAGAAGGCGACCCACCGAAGTGAGCCGCCCTGGGAGGTGAGACGGCTAAAGGTTAACGTTACTTGTTTGCTGCCTTGAGCGCTGTCATAAAGGCCTTGCGCTCTTCATCCGTCATTTCGGACCAGGCACCCAAGAGTTTGTTCTTGGCAGTGGTAACGGTCATTCCGCCACCGGCGCGTGGCAGGGAGACGCCCATTTTCATAGCGGAAACGGTGGTCTGGATTTCGTCGTCTGACTTGCCCGCTTCGAGCATCCGGCGGATAGCGCTCTGAATGGTGATCTTAAAATTTGCCCAGGCGTTGTCTTTGACGGCCTGATCACCATAAGAGTTAATCATTTCCGCTGCTGTGTCCGGTACCTCTATTGTGCCTGCCCAGTTCTTCTCAACTTTCGGGGCCTTCGCCCCAACTTCCATTGTAGCCATTCAAGTGCTCCTTTCAAAAGTTCGTGTTGAAGTTTTAGCGGCCTTAAAACGATTTCACCTCCTCCCGTGCCAAACGATTTAATAGCACCATAACATAAATTGATTGAGATGTCAACAAAAAAATTCAGTTAAAACAATAAATGTTTGTGGCTGTGTTCAAATTTCGAACACAGCCACAAAGCGTTTACTTAACCTTAACCACAACGCCGTTTTTGAGCTGCGCAGCAGCATACCACCGGTGAGGCTCAGGATAGTGAGGACCCTCCAAAGTTATCGAACCGGTGTATTCACTTAAGTCGGGGCCAAGCCCCGGTTGAAAACAACGGACCTCAGCGCCGTCTCGAACGTCCGCCAAAAGAGCTTTTTTCGTGCGGTAGTTAAACTTGGTGTAAGCCATCAGATCATCCTCCTTATTTCGTCAAGTTGGTCTAGAGCTTGAGAAGCATTCTCGTCGGCGTCGTTAAGTGAGGAAAAAACGGTCAGGAGCATAATTTCAAGCTTGTTCAACGCTTGGTGAGCTTTTACTGCGACCTTACCGGCTTCCCCAAGATGCTCAAGTGAGTGTTTTGCCCACACGTCGGTGTCACATAGAAAAGCATCCGACGGAAACTCGCCAGGTATCTTTTCCGCTGGCATTGCCAAACAGCTACCGGCGCTCGAAAGCTCGCTTGTAATACTTGTTCCTAATGGTTTGCTCATTTTAATCCTCCCATCTTATTGTTCTGACCTGACCCTCAAGCATAATTTGGTCGGAGTCATAGTTCCAATTACCGTCCGCTCGGCCTGCCGTGCGGGTTGCTTTCGGGTGACAGTCTTTGCAATAAAAATAGTTCGGCCAAGCCTCGCGACCGCACCGCTTGCACGGCCGACGAGGCTTAGCCGTTGGAGGTTTACGCTTGCGTGGCAAGCTCAAGACTCCCCTCGAGCGACGACACGAATGCCTCGCGTTCTTCGGCACTCATTGCCGTCACAAATTCCAAGAGCTGGTTTTTCGTCTGCTCTTTGCCGCGGGCCGTTTTTCGCTTCCGCTGGCGCGGGTCGTAGTAAGGAATTACTTTTACTTGGGTCACGAGCCGCTCCAAATCG